TCCCGGCCAGGGGCGCGGCTGTCGTTCTATTACTCTTTCTCTGGCCCCCAAACTCCGACCTCGTAGTTATTGCCGTCTGCGTCCTTCAGGATCGTTCGGCTTCTCGGCCCATCATCGTGCGTCCTGAAATCCACATCAGCCTCTTCGTCTGTGTCGTAGTCGTGGACCTCAACGACAATGCCCTCGGGGATGCCGCGCACGTTCTGGATCACGCCTCCATCAACCGTGATGATGATTTTCTTGTCCATCTTGAAACCTCCTCGCGGTTTGGATTTGACCGGGCTTCGGACCGGCCAGGCCGCGTTAAGCCGCCCCAGAGGGCGGCCCCGTCCGCGTCAGAAATTGAATACGCTCCCTGGCTGGGCGGCGAAGTCGATCTGGACCCTGGCGCAGAGGCCGTGTCCCGTTACCCGCCGCACGTCCCGCATGGCTAGCGTCCAGCTCCGATAGTTCTTGCTTCGGACCTCGGCGCCACTCACCGGGTCGAAGCACCGGAGCAGGCAAGAAGTTAGCCCCGCTTGACCTTTTCCGTCTTGGCTCATGTTTCCTTTCCTCCTGCCTATATAATAATGCTAAAGCTGGGCGTTGTCAAGTCTTTTTGGATAATATTTGGTAATATATCAGTTGTTCAGTTTTGGAACAGTAGGTTAAAAAGGGGCGGGAGTTATTTGGGTGAAGTTTTTGAGTTGTCGCCTAGGCGGGAGTCTAGGTATTCTTTGATGGCGTGCCGAACGATGGAGGATATGGTGCGGACATCCCGTTGGCAGATGATGTTGAGCTGGTCGAACCACTCACGCGGGACGCGCACCCAGAGCTGGATTGAGTCGGCTTTTTTGTTCATTGTTCGTCACCCTTGGCACCTTGCAGGGCCGCGATAAGCAGAAGTGTTACGAAGAACATAAGCACGAAGCCGACTACCGATGTCAAGCCGATTAAGAGCCAGGCGATCCAGAAGCTAGCCGAGAGCAGATTAAACTTCCATCGCGCCATCTCAATGTGGGCCATTACCCCTAAAATAACCCCGTTCTGCCCCATTGTCAAGTCCCCTTTCTCGCTCCTTTCCCGGCGACCGTTCGCCCCTGAAATCAATGGTCATACACAATATAATACATTGACAGCTCTTTGTCAAGTGTTATCTGTAAATAGTTCGTGATATATCAGCCCTCGCCCTTGACTTCAGCCGGGGGCAATCGAGGCGCGTCACGGCGGATCAGGGACTAGCTCCCGGCCGTCGCGCGGCCGTCTTCACCCCTCCCCAGCACATCGCCGCCCAGCTCGCCGGTGCGCGGCCCCGTCAAGGTGTCCTCAAAATAGGACGGCGGCGCGTCTTCTCTTTCTTCTCTTCTTCTTCTCTTCTCTTCTTCTCTTTCTTCTCTTAATCAGAAAGACAGTCTTGGGTGTGACTGTCTTTCTTCTCTTCTCTTTCTTTGCTTCTTTCTTTCTCTTCTCTTCTTTGCCAGCCAATCGACTAGCAACCGTCTAGGTTTAAGGGTTGATGGTATCGTCCTCCCTCTCTCTACCTTGCTTTGCTATATACTGTATCACACACAGTATGCTCTTATCTGAAGAGAGTCTTAGTCCTTTAGAGTTCTCTGCTCTTGACTCCCCCCTCCCCCCACCAACACCCGAAGGGGGTAGATCAGGGTAGATTGAGGAAGGACTGTCCTCCACCGGATGCGTGAATAGGCTGTTATAGCGATTTCTTAGGGGCAGGAAAATAGGAAGGGATTAGGGAGAGGGAACTGGCGGCGCGGAACGTGGGTTGACACGCTGGTGAGTGTTGGGCATATGGGGGGAAACGGCGGTTTTTGCAAAAGCGTGCCAACTGGCCCCGAAAACAGGCCCCGGAAAGAATTATTTTGAAAATAGTTTCTCGAATCTAATCAGCAACTTGGCGGCGCGATTGGTCAAAAAGGGCCAAACGTGGGTTGACAGAAATGCCCCGAGTGTGGTACAATATAGGTAGGGAGGACTGGGGTACAATGTCTGATAAACGAGACGGGACAAAGAAACTAAGTGGCAGGGTGGGCAAGCCGGGCGCACTGGCGCTGGATATTGCCCGGTTGGCGGAAGAGGCTGGGGTGGGGACGGAAGAGGTATACGCCTTTCTTTGCGGCGGGTATGTGGGCACCGGCGGTTCTCCTGACTGGCTGGACAGGGAAGTCTCGGACGATGCGAAGAAGTATCTTCGGTCTTTGGATTCGTAAAAAGGTGGGAGGAAAGCCATGATTAAAGATTTTCTCGGCAAGGCATTATTCATCTTGAGAAGCATCCGCTGGGGCTGGGGTGCGTTATTCGCCGTCTACGGGTTCGTTACCTACGCGCACCTGGTCAAGCTCTTCGGGTCCGCGCTCCTGGGTGCGGTCGCGGTGTACCTGGCCCTGCTCGTCGTGGCCAAACTGATGAAGAAGTAAGGGGCAGATGATGGCTAACGGAGATGCGTTGGTGGCTAACCGCCGCCTCAAGATTTACCTCATCTGGCTCATCTCCTGCTTTGCTATCGTCGTCTTCCAGCCGCTGTTCAAGTGGGACGCGACTCTCATCCAGTTCTACTTAGAGAAGACGACCGTTGCCACGCTAGTAGTCATCGGCGGGCTGAGCGCGACAGACGCCGTGTATAGTTATACAACGAAAAAGAACGGGGTGGCCTAAGATGCCGGAAGACAGTCCTCTCCGGGTGGACATGACGCTGGAACTCGACCCCGAGTTCGTTGCCGCCAACTCCACGGAGGATTGTCTAAAACTCTTCGATTTTGAACTCGCCTGTCAGGTGATCGGGCTTCGGAGGTCGGTGCTTTGGTGCATCATGGACGCCAAGAAAGACGGGGGTCACGCTAACTGAGATGTCAAACAACGGGAAGCCCGAACCATCGCTGGACTGGACGGTCCAGTTCAGGATTCCCGTCCCGGTGAGGCTGGCCCGGCGGGCGTCTAAGACGGCCCTGGAGAAGTGGCTGGCGCGGGCGGTAGTTGAGGCGATACAGTCGATGCCCCCCGAGTTCATTGTTAAGTCGGCGGAGAAAGTCAAGGTCGACGTGACGCGGGGCTCGGGAGCGGGTCTAGTCAGGGCTGACGGACGGCCCTACCGGATGTAAGGTGGAGACTAACTGGACCGGACCCTGGCCCCACCGGGAGTACATCCAGCGGAAGATGTCGGCCATTCGGGAATACCTGGCCGCGTGCGAGTTCATGGGTTTGCCCCCGCTCCGGTGTACGGTTGGCTTGTTGGCCCGGAAGATACGGGCATACCGGACGGAGAATCACTACTACGATTGCGTATAGGGGAAAACATGGATTTATCAGGTCCCTTTTTCATCGACGACCCAGAGTGGGATGTGACCAATAAACGGGTGAAAGAACTGTTGGCAGGAACCAGTCTCAAACGGGCCGTTGACCGGGCCTGGATCGCGCTGTACGTGAGGTCCTTGCTCTGGCCTTGGCACAGTCAACAGATACGCCAGGTCTTCGTTGATGAAGTTCGCGCCTATCGGCGGGACCATCACTACTACGAGTGTGTATAAAGGTCAATAGTTCTATGTAACTGTAAACATTTACCTAGGAAATGCAATATGGACACCCGCTCCCTGAAACCTTGCAGGGGTGCCAACCGCGGCATTTTTCAGGTCGGGTATTAGGGTTCGGCGGATGCGGCCAGAGTTCGGCAACGAACTAAAGTCCGCCGGGCTGATTAAAACAACGGAGGTGATTGATGTTTAATCAATCCTCCAAAACAGGGAAGTGGCCTAGCCAAAACTAGGCGGGGCGGCATCAGGCTCCGCGCCTCATGCGCAGAATACGCCGCGGTGGGACATTCGCCTGATTCAAACTGGAGCATCAATGCGGAAATACATCATCACGACGTTGCTGTTCATCTGTTTGGCCCTGCTCCTGATCGCACCTGCGGGGAAGAGGGACCCTGCCGTCTCCTCGTTCATCTCTGAATCGGTTTCCATTACTGGGGGGAGCATCATCAGGGGGTTCTTCCGCGAGCCGTTCGAGACGGTTGTTTTTATCTTCCGCGACGGGTCGTTCCTGACGTTCTCGACGAGCGACGACAAGTCCGTCAGCGTGCCGATTTCGTGGGTGATAACGAGTATCCAGCGGTCCGGTCGGGCCGTATCGGACATCATCCTCTGCGTCCATAACCACTTCAGCCCCAGCGGGTTCACCCCGGGCGACGTGGATGCCTACCGATACCTGACCGGCAGGGGCTTCTTGGGGGTGTTCGGAATCTACTACCCGGTCAGTGGTAAGTTCCGCGAGATCGAGGAACGATGAAAAAGTATCTCCCGTATATCCTACTCGGTCTCGTCCTGTTTGCGGGCGGGTTTTTCTGGGCGAATACTCGGGGGAAAGTCGCTTTACTCAACGAACGCATCAAGAATAAGACGGAGACCGTGACGGTGTTGGCTGACCAGATAAAAGACCAGGCCGCGTTGATAGCGCGGGGCGAGGCGGCACTCGCCAAGCACGACGCAGACGCCGCCGCCCGTGAACGCTGGTTTCAAATCCAGGTCGCCAGGACCGCAACCGCCACCCCTCAAGAATTAGTCGATGACGGCTCACGCCTCTTGCAAGCTACGGATATATCCACCGACGGCAAGACAGTCACCATGGGGGTTGAGACGTGGCGGCGGGTTGTGTCCACGATGCTCAACGAGGAAGAGTATCGCCTCGTCCGCGAACCCGCCTGGTTGAACGCACGGGGCCTACTCAATGACCAGATCGCCGGGTTCAAACAGGAACGGCTACTCGACGCCCAGAAGGATGCGGCCCTCGCCGCCAGCATCACGGACCTCAAGAAATTCATCTCGGCTCAGAAGACATCGACCTTTTTTGAAAAGGTCCTCTGGGCCGGAGCTGGCGTGGGTGTCGGGATGCTCGTCAACAAGGTGATGAAGTAATGGCTGGGGTGACGCGAACTCGCAAGAAACCGCTAACCATCAAGCGCAAGAAGTTCATAAAGAACTATGTGGCCGGGTTGGGCGTGGGTCAGTCGGCCCTGCGTGCCGGGTATGCTCACGCCAGTGAGGGTTCGGCCCTTTTGTGTGAACCGCCTGTTCTGACCGCACTCCAGACAGCGTTGGTAAAGGCCGGGATAGATGACCCGTATATAGCCTCCAAGTTCAGGGATGGGATGGAGGCGACTTACCCCACAAAACGGTCAAAAGACGGGAATGTGCTACAAGCGGAGGCCCCGGATTTCTTCACGCGGGGACTGTATCTCGACAAGGCCCTGAAGGTCCGGGGTGACTACTCTCCTGAGCGTCACATCGAGGAGAAACGGACCCTGACCATCAACGTGAACATGGAGATGGCCCGGGGCCTGATCGACTGCGGGGCCGTGACTATCGAGGAAATTCAACGATTGGATGGAGATAACGATGCTGGAACCGACGAGCGACAAGGTAACGAAACCCGAAACCTCCTTGCCGAAGGAAGAGAAGCCGAAAGAGGCGGTCAAGAAGATTGCGGACACCCTCAAGCAGTTCGAGAAGAAGCCGAACACGCCAGACCGGATGACCTCGCGGGAGTCGTTCCTCAAGAGGGCCAATAAGGAAAAGGACCCCAAGAGGAGGGCCGCGATAATCGCCGCGCTCCGGGGGCGGATGTTTCAGTAAGCCGTGGACGATGTACGGAAGAAACTCGCTGACCCCCGCTTTTGGCGGGAGTCCTGTCTTCACGACTTATTCTTCCTTTGCCGCATGGTCCTCTGTACGTTGGACGACCCGACACCGGGATATAAGCATCTCTTTCCGCCTACCCATAAGCGGCTCTGCGACTTCATAACGAAGTACGGCCAGCCCGGGAACATCCTACTCATCCTCCTCCCGCGTGGATGGGTCAAGTCGTATATCATCACCGTCGGGTGGCTGACCCAGCGGTTGCTCCAAAACCTGGTGAGCGGACGGCAAGAGCAGTTCATCATCAACAACGCCACGCTCCCGAACAGTCTGGAGTTCCTGGCGAAGATTCAGTACAACCTCCAGTACAACGAACTGCTCCGCAAGATTTTCTCGGATGTTATCCCAGAGAACCCGGCGACGGAGGCCCGCCGCTGGACGCAGAGCGAGATAGACCTCGGCGGGACAAGAATTGATACGGGGTCTTCCGAGAAAAATCTTATTTCTCAACACTTCTCGGGCGGGTTGATTAACGATGACATCGTAAACCGGGAGAACTCGGCGACTTCCGAGCAAATCGGAAAGATCAAGGACTTCTGGCGGCTGGGGCAATCGCTGAAGATGCCGAAGTCAATCGAACTCATCCCGGGGACGCGCTGGGCACATGACGACCTCTATGGGGATCTGATTGAGCGGTTCCTTTTTGGGGAACTCGACAATGCGGGAAAATTTGTTCCGTTTATTGACGCGCGCCGAGCGGAGGTCATACTGCAGTACCAGACCCAGCCGTATTTCGAGTGGCACACCGGGAAGTGGCATCTGTTCCACGCCTCTTGCTGGGCCGATCCGGTGAACGAGAAGGGTTCGACATTTCCAACCCTGTTCTCCGAACATAAACTCCACGAAATCAAAGGGGAGCAGGGTGACCGATTCGGCGGTCAATACCTGAATGACCCCCTGGCCTTATCGGCGGCAACGTTCAAGCCCGTCTGGTTCAAGAACTGGAGCGTTCTGCCCCCGCAACGGGCGACCTACCAACTGATAGACTTTGCCGGAACAGACAATAAGGATAACGACGAGTCCGGCATGGTGGTATGGGATGCCGGGGTAGACAAGAACCTCTATGTCCGATATGCGGCCCGAAGACGACTGACTGACCATCAGACTATCGAGTGGATTATCGAAACGGCCCTGGCGCACCAGCCCGGACTAATCGGGATAGAGAGCCACAAATTCGGGCTCGTGCGGGACTTGCTCCCGTTCATCCTGGGCCAGATGGTCAAGATGGGGAAGGTTCCGAAGGCGTTGCTTGAGTACGCCCAGCGGATTCCATATCGGCTGGTGGAATTAAAACACCACTCCCGCCCGAAGGAGTTGCGGATAGGGAATATGTCGGGCTGGTTTGAGAAAGGCGTGGTGTTTTTGGCTCCGAATGGGATGGACGATTTCAGGGACGAACTCTTGAAGTTCATGCCCGGAAAAGAACAACGGCGGGACAATATCATCGACGCGGCGGCGTACATCTTGGATGTGGTGGTGTTCCCGGCGGTGACGGACCCGCCGAAACTACTCGTGGTTCCCGACCACCTGAAGAAGACGGACGAGGAACGAGAGCGGGAGTCTTGGGACAAGATGCCTGGGGTTGTACGTCCCGGGCAACTAATCCTGAGTGACGAATTGGACCATTTATTTTAGGAGGACAGTATGGACGAACCCTATGAAACCATCGGCGGCAAAAAGGTCTTCACGCACCCGGTAGAACTGATTGGGCGGCAGACGGCCCATATCGCCGACGCATCGGTGGCCTATACGACCGGGGGCCTGGACACCGAAGCCGAGATTATCGCCGCAGTCAACGCAACCAACGGCAAAATCAACTCCATCCTGGCCGTGCTGGAAAAACTCGGCGCAGTGGCCTCGGCGTAACATGACCGAATACATCCTTATCGCCGTTCTTGTCCTGTATGTCGTGAACGAGGTATTCCACCGCCGGGAGCGCGGTCAACTCCTCAATCGGCTCATGGCCCGTGACCTGCCGCAGTTCCAGTATTATGAAACCAAATTCAAAAAGGACGTTGCGGAAGTCGAGGCCGTTCGAGAAGAGGCCCGGGAAGAGCGGAAAGAGACCAAGAAAGAAGCCGAGGAAGGGGACGACCCGGACAGCCTCTACTAAAGGGGAAAAGGGAATGAAGATTCCAAAGAACATGCGGTGGATGGTCATCGGAGCGACTTTCGGCCCGCCCCTACTGCTTTTGGGTGGACTCATCCTTGCCTTGGTTTTAGGCGGTGTACTGTGAACCTTCGACAACTTGAAACCAGGATTACCGACGGGAAGAAACTCGCCCAAGAGGACGAGGAATATCTCATCGAGAAGATTAACTCCTGTTGGGACGAACACCCCGACGTTACGATGCGGTTTCCCCGCTGGACGAAAATCCTGGCCTGGGTCGCCGGATACCAATACTACGACTACGCCAAGGGGTCGAAGACGCTCGCTCCCGTCCAGATAAAGCGGAAGCGGAAACTCGTCTTCAACCGGATGCGGTCGTTCGCCCGGACGATGCTGGCGAAACTGACGCAGACCTCCGCGAACATGGGGGTTGTCCCGAACACCGACGAATACGAAGACACCCAAGCCGCCGATGTCGGCGACAAGGTTCTGGAGTTTCTTTCGGATAAGCTCCACTTCTCGTCCCTCCGGCGGTCGTTCAACGCCTGGTTCATCCTGACGAACCGGGCCTACCTCCGGGTCTTCTGGAACTCCGAGGACTCCGGGATTGTCGCCCGCCAGCAGGAACCCGTCCTCGACGATGGCGGTCAGCCCATCGGCGACAGGTTCAGCAATATCACGGAGCCGGGGGACATCGGGATGGAGGTGCTGTCCCCGTTCAACTGCCGCGTGGACCCCTTGAACTTCGACCGGAACAAGTGGCGCTGGTTCATGTACGGCGAAGAGGTCGAGGCCGACGCCATCGAGGAGGAATACGGACTGGAGGAAGGTTCGCTCAACGAGAAGTCGAACGTCCACGACACGATGCTGTCGCTCGACAACTCCGGGGACGAGGACTTTCAATTCAGTCAGTCCAGCGACAACGAGAAGATCACCGGAAAGCTGGTCATCAAAAAGCATTTCTGGACGCCGAAGATGTACGTCATCACGGCGGCGGATAAGGTACTCGAAAGTCGGGAGAACACCTACGGGGAAATCCCGGTTTTCTTCCACGAGGACCGACTTGTCCCCATCAATCACTACGAGAAGGGCATTATTTACAACGACGGGACCATGAAGGACCTGGTTCCCGTCCAACGGGCGTATAACCGCCACAAGTCCATCGTTTCCCAGGCCGAACAACGGGCGAGTCAGGTTCGCATCCTGGGCGGGTTCGACGGAATGGTGAACAAGGAACACATCCTCGACCAGTCCGGGGCCATCTTCATCGACTACAACATGAACGCCGGTCGGCCGGAGCAGTTGCGGATGGACGCGATGCCGCCCTGGGTCATCCAGAACGGGACGGAGTTGGAACGCGAGTTCGAGATGGTCGCGGGCGTCCACGAGGCATCCTTCGGTCGGCTCCCGAACCGGGCCAGCCACGCTTCCGGGGCGTTAGTCAACGTCCTCTTGGAACAGGATGACCAGGTTCTTGACCCGATGATTACCGACATGGACGCGGTTTTCTCGGATGCCTGGAGTCTGGCCCTGCGGATAGTGCAGGAGAAGTACACGGTGGGGCGGCTCATCAAGGTCTGCGGCAGGAACAGCATCGAGGGGGCCATCAAGTTCCGGGGGTCCGACCTTCGGGGCAATACCGATGTCAAGGTCAGTTCCAAGACCGGACTCCCACGCTCCCGCGCACTCCGCATCGACTACATCCAGAAGTTGTGGGATTCCAAGATTCTGAGCGACCCCAAGACGGTCCTCGAACTCATCGAACTCGGGGAGGTCAAGAAACTCTTTTCGGACTCGCTCCTCCACGAGAAACGGGCCATGCGGGAGAACGCGCTTATCGAGAATGACCCAAATATCGACCCAAACTCGACATTGGTGTGGATATACGCACTGGACGACAACCTGGCCCACCTGAAGTTCCACCTTCGGGACAGGTTGAGTCCAAAATTCGATTCTTATACGCCTAATCAGCAACAGGCGTTGGACACCCATATCGACGCTACGGTGGCTAAGTTACAGCCGCCGCAACCCGCTGCCGGACCCGGTGGTCCGGCGGCACCGCAACCAATCGCTCAGGAACCCGCTCCCCCGGCCCAGTAAGGCAACCGGGAAGGCGTGCGACGGCGACGTTATACGGAGTTTTTAATTATGCCTAAGAATTTGACAGACGATTTCGTCCCCGACGACAAGGACGAAACGGCAACCGAAGACCCCGCCGAGGACATCACCCTGGAGGACTTAGGAGAGGACAAGGAGTTGAACACTCCCCCCGAGAAGGATAGTCCAGACCAGGAGGAGTCCGAGGAGGACAAGCCGGAGGACGCCGAAGAGGAAAAGAAGGAACCGGAAGCAGAGAAGAAAGAGACTGCGGTAGAGAAGACAGAGGCAGAAAAGACTACCGAAGCAGTCCTGAAATATCTGGGTATGGACTCGCCCCTGAAAATCAAGGGCAAGGATTACAAACTTAGCGATTTCGCTAAAGAGGACATCCTGGCCTTCGTCCAGAAGGGCGTCCGCATGACCCAGATCGGGACCGAACTCTCTAAGAAAGAGCAAGCGGTCGCGGAACGCGAACGGCAGGCAGAGGCCAATGTTTTACAGGCCACGCAACTTCGGGAGCGGTACCGCCCCGCTGAGGCAACGAAGGTGGAGGCGACTCCGCCCAAGGAGCTCCAGCCGAGCGAGTACGACACCGATGACGTGAAGTCCGTGAAACAGGCCGCTATGGAGATGTGGAAGGAGAACCAGTCGCAGGCTCAACGCTTGAACGCCATCGAGGGCGGGATCCAGAGTCAGCAAACGGAAGCGAAGACGCGGGAGTTCCTTGACGACCTTACGTCGCACAAGACAGACTTCCCGTTGGCGAGTACCGAAGAGGTCATCGCCGTTCACGCGCTCCGTCCCG